TGCGTGTTTTGGGTCGCACTCGAATTGTAATTCGTCATGTATAAATGCAAGCTGTGCAGCACACAGCCCTAATTGTGTAATTGCGTCGTTGTTAATAACCATCCATTTTTTCGCGACGCACGCCGCGCCACTTTGCAAAAGGTAGTTTAGTGATTTATGGGGACTATCTACTTTTATAGGCCTACCGTCAACACTTAGAACCATCCCTTTCTCTTTAGCCTTCTTCTTGACTGCCTCCAAAAGTTCCGCAAGTCCATCAATCGCAGCAACAAATGCTTCTCTAATTTCTTTGCCTTTCTTTTTAGCTTGACTCTCATTTAAGGTTGAGTCATAGGAAAGCCCAATCTTGGCATTGCCTGCTCCATATAGGAAGGCATAGCTGACGGTTTTAACAGCACGTCTGGAGATACCGATCTTATCGGCATTGACTTGGTGAATGTCTCCATTGAGGAGGATATCTGCATACCGACCGCCATCAAAACGACCAAGGTAATGAGCGAGCATCCTAAGTTCAATGCCAGCAAGGTCAGCACCAACCATGATTTGCCCAGGAGTTGCTGTGAAGAGTTTTCTAAATTCTTTGTCACTTTTTACCTGTCCTAAATTTGGTTTTCGGTGTGCACATCTATGTGTATTTGTGGCGACAGAACAATGATGATGTATCCGATTAGCACTCGTACATAGCCTGAGCCATGCGTTGATGCCTTCTGAGATCATCCCCAAGCTCTTCGTAATATCGAGACATTTCAGAAACTCCAAAGCAATCGATGGCCCACCTGATGCAGCCGTCTCCTTCAATACAATCTCGTCGATAATCGGCTTCCCAGTAGGACTCATCTGAGTCGGCTTCCAGCCATGAAATGTTTGCAGAATCCATGAAATATGATCTCTCGAAGTTGGGTTGGTTTCTTTTAACCGTGTGAATGAACACTCTTCTATTTCTCGGAGAGTGCCGCAGTGTTCGTGTTTTTCGGTACGCCCAGTGCCTTTGACATAGCCTTGGGTCCGATTATCTCGTTTAGGAGTAAATAATGATCCGGCAACGAAAGGGTGCCTGTTATGTAGTAATTTACAAGTTTGTTCAAGCTCTTTTCGGAGAGACGATGCAAGTTCCCATGCAGCGCGTTCATTAAAATGCCATCCATGTATTTCTTGTTGTGTAAGTATCTGAGCTACTTTGTGCTCTAATTTGACCCACTCAGGTATTTGTGGAAGTGGTCGCATAATTTGATTGTGACGTTTACATCTTGTGCACAGTAGGTTTCCATTTCTGGTGACCATTCCTGCCAGTCCGTAGTCTTTCCAAACTCCCCTTTGTATTCACCTAGCCTGTAGCCATATGCTTCTAGCGAGTGTCTACCCCGTAGTTGTAATGGCATGTTTTGTCTGTCTAGCTTTCTGTCTATTTCCAACATGTCTGTATGGTATAGACGAGACAATAAAAGAGTGTCGATAATTAAAGACTGTGGATCAAACCATGAATACAGTTTTTGTATTACTGGGATGTCATATCCAATAATGTTGTGTCCTACTAATACATCAGCATCTTCTAGACGTTGAATGCCGCGTACAATTGGCTCTTGATTACCTTCATCGTTGTAGATAATTGTTTGATCAGTTTCGCTATCATAGATAACAAGACAGTGGATCTTGGTAACATCATTCAGTAGTCCGTTTGTCTCCAGATCGAATACCAGCATTTTTCCATTTGTAGGTTTTATCTACAAACTGAGCTTTTCTAATTGCTTCAGGTGTAGGTGGGTTTGGTCTGTTTAGTTTTGATCCCCGAAAATCAGCAATCAATTTCTTGTAAGCTTCCTGTTCAGCTTTAAAAATCTGTTGTTGGATCGAATTCGGAATCGGATTCAGTTTCATTAAATTTACAAGTATTAAGGTCGTATATCAGTTGGCAAGCTTCACCAAGTTCGCCTGAATAGCGATTTTTAAGGACTCGCACTGTCGTAGCATTCCGTTCAGAATCACTCTGTTGATCTCTTTCGAGTGCAATAACTGCGTCTGATAGTTGGCCAATACTTCTGCTGCCTCTGAGAGATCGGAGTTGTACACGTCCACCCTCTTCGTGTGATTGTCCATTTGGAGGTGTTGTTGTATGGCAAACAAGAAACATTGCTATGCCTGTACGTTCAACAAGTGAGCGAAGCTTGGTCATGGTGGTATCGATCATGCGGCGTTCATCACCGTCAAGACCTGATAACAAGATGCTCAAATGATCTAAAAAAATGACCTTTGTTTCTAGGCCAGCCGCCATGTATTCAATGCGGTTATAAATGTGGTCAGGGTCATAAGACCCGAATCCATCAAAGAGATGTAGGTTCCATTTAGCAATCGTGCTATCAAAGATGTCAACTAGCTCGCTTCGTTGTTGCTCTCCGAGGTGTAGAGACTTTCGAGCTGCGACTGACATGAGTCCGAGTGCTGTTCTTCTATTTGACTCTTCAAGCGCCAAGTAACCGCACCGCTCGCCTTTGTTGAGAAGGTCAGCACATATTTCTCTGAGAATGGAGCTTTTTCCAATCCCAGAGCCTGCAGTAATCGTGACAAGCTCTCCATACCTGATCCCGTGTAGTTTTGTTTGTAAACCTTTAAATGGGTAGTCATGATCTGCTGGTGGTGAAGGTGTGGTTACTAGATCTAAAAGAGTTTTGGCATCAACGATGCCGTCAGGTTGATACTGTGTATGGTCGTAATTACATACCGCTCTGATTGCTTCGCTATTGTTGTCAGCTAATGCATCTGAGGCGTCTTTGTAGACATCTAGACAGCCGATGAATGCTTTACCAGGCGGTAACACACTGGCAGCTTCTCTTGCTCCTTCCTGGCCCGCTAAGTCGCTGTCAAAAAAGATAACTACTTTGTCGTAGTGGTTGATCCACTCGTAGTTTTTTTGGATTGCTTTTTTAGCTGACTGTGCACCGTTAGGTATGGAAACTACATCCCAGTTCGGCTGCGCTTCCCACACAGCCATGGCATCCATCTCGCCCTCTGTGATGACAAGTTTTGATGTTTTGGTTGTCGTCTTATGTCGGAAGTTTTGCATCCCGAATAAAGTCGACACATCACCTTCACATCTAAATTCCTTGTCTTTTGTCCTTACTTTTGCTCCGACAACTTTTCCATTACTGTCATAATAATAGTGGCGTAAGAGGCCGCTACCATCTTTGTACGTTTTGAATAGTTCACAAGTTTTCTCTGAAATTCCTCTTGATTGCAGCCTTCCGGCTGATCCTTGGAGTTGTACATTTGACACTTGTTGATTGTGAAAGGTGGTGTTATTGCCCTGCGTGTGTGCATGACATCTAAAACAAAAGGTGTGACCATCTGAGTACAAACTATTTGCATCAGATGATCCACATTCTTGACACGGTATGTGTCTTATAAACTCTGACTCAGGTGAGCCATTTGATTGGTATTGTTGCAAAGCTAGTCCAGGGAATACCTAGTTTTTCGCAGTATTTTGCGTATGTTGTCTTTGACTTTTTGCTGATTGTATTGAAGGGTGCCTGAAACACCATGCGAAGATCAAGTTCAGGGTTCTGTTCCTTTACTGCTTTGATCTTGCGTCTATCAGCTGCATCCCAATATCCTTTGCATTCTAAGATTACGCCGTTAGGAAGTACGAAATCAGGAGTATAGATATGAGATATAACATAATCGACTTTGGTAGTTTCATATTCGTATTTGACACCCAGATCGACGAGAAGGTCAGCAACCCTCTCTTCGAGACCTGAGCGGAAAGACATTAGAAATCGTCTTCATCCTCCGCAGTGTTTGTTTCTTTTTGGATGACATTAGGCATCATTGCCTTGTATCCAGCCGTCGTACCGAAAAGATCAATGACATCCTCAGTAGACATATCACCAACATCAACACCAGCTGATGAAGACAAGGAAACAACTTGAATACCTTTTAGTTTCAGGCTAGTGCCATAGGTGACACCATCTCGGAGAATGTATGGCTTTTGGAATAGAGCAAGCTTTACCTTTGATCCGCTATACAGAGGAAGTTTGTCGTCTGTAATCAGAGTACCGTCAGTATCTACTACTGGTGGTCGTAGTTCTTCATTCCAACTGAACTTAATACGGTATTGACCTTCATTGACTTCTTCCCACGGTTCAGGCTTCAAGCTAGAACGCTTAGGATTTTTTAGTTTAGATTCAGCCCACTTAAGAGACTCAGTCCTATCGTCTTCAAGTTTGTCAATCATATCCTGGTCAACAATAGCTTGCAGTGAATAACCAAACTTAGACGGCTTCATTACAGCTTGGTATCCATCAAGGATTACAGGCTGTTCGGTTACAAATGTGTTTCGGGTCATTAACAGAAAAAATAGGTGGATTCAATTACCGACTCTGGTTTAAGTGTGTCGATAATCGGTGGTTCGGATTCAGCTCCGATTTGTTCAGCCCATGAAGTTAAGTAGTCGTGTTCCGCAAATAAGTGCATGTATGTTTCACGAACAATGGCTGAAAGAGTGTCCATGTCAGTAGCACGACATAAAACCGAGTCGTGTATGACGGCCAGCGGAGCGTTGAAGCGTGTTGCAGATAGCGCGAGTAGGCTTGCATCGAGTGAATGAATTAGGTTGGGTGCAGTTGCATTTTTATGGTGTGATTTATCTACTTCGTCTCCATCTTGAGTTGCAATTTTTATCTTGCATCTACCTAATAGCTGTAGTTCAACTGTTTCTAGTTGTTTCTTCATCAGCTTTTGTCTGACTTTAAAACCTGATGGTGTTGTCCATCTAAGTTCTCTTGCACCTCTATCTATTGCTTTACCTACTTCACTTTCGATCCATTTCATTACCCTCATCGGACCTGGAACTACTTCATTCATTGCTGCACGTACAGCATTTACAGTTTCAGTTAGTTCTTCTTTGCTTATTTCTACTTCTTTCTCTTTCAATGCATCTCGTATGTACGATCTATTTGAAAAAGGTTTTGCGTTGTATGGCACTGTCATCACAGTGCGTTTTGTGGTTTTTCTATCCATATGTGGACGGATAGATTCTGGAACATTCGGTTTTGCTACTTCAGCAATGACCTTATATGCATCTTGTGGTTTGTTGCTTGGAAGTACATTTACTAGACGTGCGGTTGATGCATCTCTAGCCAGTCCTGCAAGTATCTGA